GCAGTTCTTTTCAACCCAAGCACAGGCAGAATTGTTTTGGCTGCTGCTGGTGAACGTGCAATTGGCTTCCTTCAGAACCTTCCTGATGTTGATCAGTTTGCTGAAGTTGCTGTTGTTGGTGGTGGATCTCTGGCTATTGCTGGTGCTTCTGTTACCATTGGCGATTTTGGCAAGGTTGATGCAAATGGTGATGTTATCCAGGCTGCCACTGCTGGTGATGAAGTAGTTTGCAGATTCTTAAAAAGTGGTGTTGATGGTGATCATGTTGATGTTCAGGTACTTGCAAAGAACATTCCTGCTTAATTTAACTTTTTGATATTGGAGAAATAAAATGGGAACTTTAATGAAACCCTTTGTTGATAAGCAGCTTACAAACGTAAGCAACAAGCTTGTTCCTGAAGGTTATATAAGTGAAATGATCTTGCCACTGATTACCAGCAAATTCACTTCTGGCTTGCTGGCTGGTTATGGCAATGACCATTTGCGTATCTTGAACACTATTGCTGGTGGAAGGCAAGGTTACCAAATGGCAACCACGCGCACTAAAACCACACAGAATTACAACATTGCAACACATGGTTTGAAAGATATCTTAACTGAAGAAGATATTGATAATGAACTTGAACCCTTTAATGCTGAAGTAGATCTTGTTGATTTCCTTACCACATTGCTTTGGATGAGTAAAGAAAAGGGTCTTGCTGATGTGATGACCCTTACTGCAACTTATGCTGTTGGTAATTCTGTTACTTTGGCTGGTACTGATCAATATTCTGATTATGCTAACAGCACACCCTTGAATGATTTTGCTGTTGCAAGATCTGCAATCAAGGATAAATCAGGACAAGTTCCAGATATGGTTGTAATGAGTTGGGAAGTTATGCAGCAGTTGAAGTATCACCCTGAACTTGTACGTTCATTGGGTTATGCTGATTCTCGCCCTGGTGGATTGAAAACTGAAGAACTGGCAAGTGTAATGGAAGTGAAAAAGATTGTTGTTGGCACTGTTACATTCAATGATGCTGTTGAAGGCCAAACTGATGATCTCAAGCCAGTATGGAACAAGGATATTATATTCTTGGTACGTCCTGAACGTGGTGCAAAACGTCAGGTTTCTTTTGGTTATCGCTTCCAGAAACAGGGACAAGCCCCAAGGCGTGTAACAAAGGAACAGTTGAAAGATCCAGTTGGAGCAATGAAGATATTGGTTGATGATAAATATGACCAGTTAATCAGCAACTCTAATGCTGGTTACTTGATCAAGAATGCTGTTGCTTAATTTTTAAGTGACTGAAAAACTAGGGGAACAGGGCAACTTGTTCCCCTAGTATTTTTTCTAATTGGAGTTTTCAAATGGCAAAGAAAGAAAAAGAAGAAAAGACTGAAACTGAAGGTGTTCAGGTTCAAGGAAATGCAAAGCTTGTTGAAACAATCAAACCAATCACTGCTGCTGATGATGGGAATAAAATGGCTGCTGTTGAAGCTGTTGTTTCTGGCTTGCTTGATCAAGTTGATGAACTTACTGTTGCTGCTGCTGATGCTTCTGCTGCTGCTGCTAAAGCTGGTGAAGAAAATGAAACTTTAAAAGAAAGTGTTGAAAAACTTGCTGCCAAAGCTGGTGTTCAATCTGCAAAGCCTGGTGATTATGTTGTAAAAGCAACCATCAAAAAAACTGGTGGTGGATATCAGCAGCCTGGTGAAAAATACACAGGTGAACCAGCACTGATTGCTTCTTATATGGCTGGTGGTGCAATTGAAAAGGTAAAGGGGTAATAAATGCCTTATGCAGCCAAAGAAGATATTGCAAATGAATTAAGAAGCATTGATGTTTTCACTGCCAGTGGTAAAGAAATCACCATTGCCAAAGTTGATCAGTTTCTTATTGAATCTGATGCTGAAATAAATTCAAAGCTTCAGAACCGTTATGTAATGCCCTTGGTTGATGCAACAACAGAAGCTTTGGAACTTCTTAAAAAGATTGAAATTGATCTTGTTGCTTACAGGATTGCAAAGATACTGAACCTGAAAAAAGATATGCCCATTGGTGGTGATGGAACAAAAACCATTGTGCAAACCCTTAATGAAGGTTCAGCTTTCAAACTTTCCCAAAAGCTTTTGAATGATTTGAACAGTGGTGTGATCATTCTTGATGGTGCAACACAATTAAGCACTGCACAGGGCAACAGATCTGTTGTGGTTGATTGTGATGTGACTTCAGTGATCGAAAAAGACACAACTCAATGGTGAAATAAATGGCTGGCTTTACTTCTTATGATGTTGATTTTGATAAAAGGTTTGAAAGAATTGTAAAACGTTTTACAAAGGAAATAAAAGATCTAAGGTTTCCACTTACTGAAGCAGCCAGAGTTATTAAGAAGTTTCAAACTGCAAACTTTACCCTGAAGGGATCTGGAAAATATCCTGCTTTATCCCCAAGGTATGCAGCCAGAAAAAAAAGGCTTATAGGAAACCAACCAATCATGGTTTTCAATGGAAGATTAAAAAGGGCTGTGATTGGAAGAACTTCTGATTCGGTTCTTGAAGTTGGCAAAGAATCTTTGGTTGTTGGTGAAAAAACAGGATATGGAATTTTTCACCAGTCTGATGCACCAAGAACCACTTTGCCACTTAGGAAATTTTTGTTCCTTACTGAACAAATGGTTGATCAGGTTGTGAAAATTATGGTTAATTACTTGCTTGATACTGCTGAAGATTCAGGCTTTGAGGTAAAGAAATAATGCCACCAGGTTCAAAAACAGGAAGATTTGATGTTGAATGCTTTGAAGATCGTATTCTTGAACTTATCAAGTTGAAATTACCTGCAAAGGTTGCTGAAATAAACACTGAAAAAAACATTGGTTTAACAGGTGATGATATAATTGACATTGAAGATATCCCTGCTGATAACTATGTTGACAGCCTCACCGAAAAGATTGCAAATATGAACACCTTTGTTTATTATGGTGTTGGGCCAGTTCAAGCCATTCATAATGGTGGAAGAACTGCCTTGAAAGTGAACATGATTTTAAACATTGTTTTTACTAATGTAAATGAAACGCTTGTTTCTGGAACTAGCCAAAGCAAGACAAGGAAACAGGCTTTTAGATATTCCAGGGCTTTCAGGGAAATTATTGAAGAAAACTTTGATTGGTTCAGTGGTGCAACTGACATTGAAGTTCAAGAAATTTCTCCTGGTGATTTTTACGATAATGAACAACTTTCTGGAACTTGGAAAGTTGCTGGTGTAAACATAGCAGCTAACATAGGATAAAAAAACTATGAGTGATGAAAAAGAAAATACAGAAGAAAATTCAACTTCTTCAGAAAAACAACCAGGATCAAACAAGCAGAAACCAAAAGGCAATATGATTGCTTTGAAAGATTGGCGCGTTTATCAGCCCAAAAGTATTGATGTAAAAATCAAGACTGGTGATGATGTTTCCAAAAAGGTTCCTGCTAAGTTCATTCCTGGCTTGATTTCTGAAGGCGTTATAAAAGGAGAATTGAAATGAGTGGATTATCTACACCAATTGGAAGCTTTGGTATTGCTTCCTTCACACCTTACAGCCTTATCACTGGCAAGCCTTTTGGCATTGTTCGTGTTTTGGGTGCTGTAAATATCAGCAGCGAAGTTGAACTTGTAGATCTGAATGGTGGATCTTCATTGGATACATGGGCTGTTGAACGTGGTTTAAGGAATACTGAAGTTTCACTTACTTTTCGTGAATATCCAAAGTTTCTTTGGGAACTGCTTCAAGGTTCTTCACCAGTTGATATTGCTGCTGAACCTGGTGGTGGTGTTGTTGCTATAGAAAACGCTGAAGGAACAAGTGTTGTTGCTGCAACAGGCATTGCAAGTGTTGCCATTGAAACTGGAAAAGAAGCTGATGCAAAATATGCTGTGTATGTTGTTGAAGCTGTTTCTGCAACCACTGTTAATGTTTATGGTTCATCCAATGTTGATTTTGGAAGGGGAACTTCTGAAACTTTTGAAGATGATGCTTTGCTTTTGAATGCTGCACCAATTACCATCACAACAGGAGCAGCAGTTTCTTTGCTTGATTTTGGTGTTGAAATTACTGGTGGAGCTGGAACAATTGCAATGGTAACTGGTGATACTGCTGTTTTTGAAGCAAGGCCAATTAATAATGGTGGACACAGGGTAACAGTTGGTTCAACTGATGAATGCTTTGTGAACTTTGGCGCTCACATTTACGCACAAAAAGACGGTGATGGTGGTTTGCATTACTTCAATATGCGTAAACTTGTTGGTGCTGGCCTTCCTTTTGCAATGACTGAAAAGGCTTGGAGTGAAGCAGAAATTACTTTGAAAGCTGTACGGGCAAGAAAATATTCACAAAGCAGCTTGGTAACAGGTGATGAAGCGCTTTATGAATATGAATATCTTAAAAGCCAAGCAGTTTGCTAAGTAAGGTTACATAATATTTTAAATGGAGTTTTCAAATGTTGGTGAAATTAGCTGAATTAAAAGGCCCTGAAGTTTTTCTTGAAATTGAAGATAAAAAATATCAATTAATGCCCTTCAACCTCGGAGTTGAATCTTGGT